AAGAGGATATCCAGCATATTTCTGAATAAAAGACTGTATGGATGCCGCCGGATGTTTACGCCGCATCCACGCATCGTCCATCCGCGTCTGTTCATCCCCGCTGTACAGCAGGTCTTCCATATCAGGAAACGGGTTGCGCAGCATCTCAACGTCAGTTGCATCCACGCAGAATACGCGCCCGATTTCCGGATGCGATAACAGATACCGGTAGATGCTGATCCATTTCTGCCAGTAAGGCGCGAGCGAGGTGGACACGCGAACATGCACGACGGTTTCAGTATCGGGCTCGTCAAAACAGTCGTGCAGAATAATAAGTTTCTGCCCGTTCATTGAGCGGATCAGAGGCTGCAGCTGACTGTAATCCGCTTCCCAGCATTTACCCCGTTCCGGATCGGGCTGGCCAGTGAAATAGCATGTAAGCACCACGTCTTCCCGCTGAGACTGACGGGCTCCCTCTTTATAAGGGACAAAACGCGCGCTGTGTTTTCGCTGAAGCCAGATTTCCCGGTTGCGTTTAACAAACCTGCGGCGTTCTGATCCCAGAACGGTCGATGCGGTCGCCTCATGCTCATCGGCCGACCAGAACAGACCGTGGCTGTTCGCCACGTCCATGAATTTAAACGACGTCAGCCCCGCGTTGTAAATGCGCCCGGAGAGCTCGACGTGCTCGTAGCCCCATTTGCCGAACGCCGGATCCATGCCGCCCACCACCTTCAGACAGCAACGGCTGAAATAGAGCATACAGCCCCGGCCGTGAGACCAGGCGGTGAAATGTCCGTCGGAATACAGCAGCGCGGCATCGTTCAGCTTCCGGCCGGTGGCGAAATGCTCGAACATGTACAGCAGGTGCGGTTCGCCGCGTTCGGTATAGGGTTGCCACCAGCCCTCTTTCAGCGGATAGGTGTCGTCGTCAAAGAGGAAAATATGCTCGCAGTCTTCCAGCAGCTCGAAGCATTTATTTTTCGCCCGGGCGATGCCGGCATTTTCATCAAAACGGAACGTGGCGCCCTGCACCGGCACATCGCTGGCATCATCCACCAGCACAATACGCGCACCCTCCGGCGCCAGGCGGCGGATGGCCGCCATCGTTCTGTTCAGCATGTCGTGCCGGTTATGGGTGGTCACCCCGATGCCGATGAGCGGGGGCTGCGGTGAGGTTACGCTGCGGCGCTGAGCGCGTCGCGCAGGGGCTGTCGGGGAAAGCATGTCAGGGAAGTTCTCCGTGAAGCGTTGATAACGGTGATGCCGGGTGCCAGGCCGTCCGCCAGGCGCTGAAACTCACCCTGCCAGCGCCGGATGCTTTCGCCGTCGGGGTTTTTGAGGCCGTCCGGATGATTGCCGTGCCAGTGGGTGCCGCCTGCCAGCGAGCAGTCGTAGCCCAGCAGAATAATGCGCGTAGCGCCGAGGTGAGCCGCCAGCTGAACGGCCCGCTGCCCGGAGTTAAAAGAGTCATTATTCGGTGCCCTGAACAGGTTAACGCCATAGCGCAGGTGTGCCCGGCAACTGACCGTCCAGCGCTTAGCAGCAGTTTTCAGCGTGCCGTGATATTTATCCCACCAGCTGCAGTCGGCGGCAAAAAGATGATCGCAGTCCGGAACGAGGGTGATGGTTGAGTTAACAGCTATGACGGGATGTCCGGATGCTATCGCCAGGCGGCAATCACTGGCAGTCAGCGACGGGCCACTGGCGATGCAAATGAAAGTTGTTATAAGCAATAAAGCCTCTCATAAAAAAGGCATAAAAAAACCGCCCGAGGGCGGCATTTTCATAAAGTCTTGCGCTATTTTTTTCCAGAGTAAATCTACTGAGTTGGCTTGCTATAAAGCCCTGCGGCATAGTCCCTACCTAGACTTGCATATTTCAAGCTGGTCTCATCATAGTCAAGCTGCGCTTTTTCCCTTGCGACTTTAGACATCGATTTGTTTTTAATGCACTTTTTAAGCAGTTTCAAATCCCGCTTGAGCTTACCCTTAATGCTAGCCATCTCTGGAGGCTCGACAAATCGGTTGTAACACCAAACTAATGCCCAGCTAATTACTGGGCACAGGTAAGGAATGACTTGAGTGTAGCCGTGTCTGTATTGCTCGGGTAAAAACTCACTACAGTTTGTCAAAAAGGCTAGAAGCGTAGTTGTTACTCCCGTTCCAATACCTACTCCAGCTTCTGGAAGAGACTTATCGGCCACGTTCAGCCTCCCTTATCTTTCTTAGCTGCTCTACAAGGGGTTCGGCGCTCTTGAGGTCGATTTGAACGGTGGAAATCAATCCATCGTTGTGATACCGATTTAACGTAACGAACCGCTCAGGAAAAAATGTGTTACCAATCCAGCGCACAGCAGCATATCCAAACACGGCACAAAATGCCGTTAAGGGTATCCAGCTGAACCCCTGAATGATTTGGATTATGTGAGGAAGAGTGGTAAACATGTTTTCCTTAAACCAAGCGACGTTCTTCATCAGCAAAATGGTGAAGCACCTGCTCAATAGCATAAGTGGTTTTTACAGTATTATCAGGCTTCTCTACAGTTTTAATTCTAAGCATAACTCTGTATAGATCACCTTTTACAAACGCTGCCTGATTATTAAGCACTCGCTCCATAAATGCAGTGTCTTCCATCTTAACTGCGCGATCTTCGTCCAAGTATTTGATACGCCATCCAGTCGAAGATGTAAAATTCACTTGGGTTAATGCAACTGTAGTATCAAGACGCTCAGTGTGGTCGAACGTAAGAGATTTTTTAGGCAAGGGTGCAAACTCAACATCATCAATCCCGTCTAATCGTAAAACCTCTTCCCCCTCAATCTCAACGCGAAAAACAGGGGCATCTTTATTAATCAAAGGCTGAGTAATGATTTCATTGTAAGCCTCTCTGATCACTGGGTCAGTAGCAAGCAATGCTTCATCTTTACGACAAGCTATATCTTCCTGCCTACCGCGATACTCTACAGTTATGATCGCATCATCGCTATTGTCCCAAGTCTGAACATTGATGACTTTGCGGTTGCGAAGATGCTGAGTTACAGCTAAAGCACCACCGCCAAGAAGACCAAGCGCCGGCAGTACCTCACGAAAGTTGTTATATGCATATAATGCAAACTCTACAGCAAATGATCCTTCTTGGGCTGGCACTGTGACTTTGACATCAATGTCTGCTTCGTTTGGGTTTAACAGTCGCCCTGCCTGCTTAACCATCAAGCCTACTTGCTGGATTGCCTGACCGAGAAAAATAGCATCCATTTTATGCTCAGAGAACTCATTGTCGTCAGCATCATAAAAAATACTGAAACGCTCGACCTCATGCAATCCTCCATCCCCACTCATGCAAACCCCAAAAATATTAATGTAAGATTGGGGGTGGAGATTATATCCATGTTGGCTTTTAGGCAATATCCTATTGCGGATTAAGCCCACGCAGCGATCAATTCACTAGTGCTTACTATCAATTGAACTCGTTAATCATCTGCATCAATTTTCTAACAGCAGCTCGGTCAATGTTGGACTGCCCCAGCATTTCATATAGTTCTGCGTTTAACGCCACACTGTCACCGAACGTCATGAGCGCCAGCGGCTGCGGCGCTTCAATCTGGCTTTCAGCCGGCAGGTTTAACCGGGGCTGCTTTACTGTCCGGTACTCCACCAGCGGCTTTTGCTGCGTCCCGAGAGTGGAACGATGAAATCCACCGCCCTACCTCAGACTCACACTACGGAAAGCTCTCGGATAAGTGCACGTGAATGCGCATAAAAAAGCCCTGCATTAGCGAGGCCATTTTCTTGAAAGTCACTTGTCAAAATTCACGATGCAAACTTTTTATTGCTGGATGAAGTTGCGTTATTAGCTGAAGTGAATCTTCCTAGGATTTGTCACTTCAGGCACTGCTCTCTGATGTACTGCTGGAGATATCTCACTTTGGCCTGGTCGCTGATGATTCCGGCGCGGATGTCGAGAACGTTTCGTCGAGAATCTGCAGAGAGTTCGACGGCGGCTCCATCGCCCATGCCGCCGGAGCCTGCCGCTGTGCCGGTATCGGACACGTGGCATTTTGCGCGGACATACATCCGGCGAGTACCAGCGGCAAGCTGGCGGCGAAGAGCATCATTTTCAGATTCGGCAGCACTGAGCGCCTCCATATGGGTTTTGTCGAGCGCGGCCAGCTGCTGCTGGCGCAGGTTAATGTCGGTGATGGTGGCGGCCTGCTGCTTAACTACCTTCTGAGACTCATTGGCAGTTTGGCGCCATGCAAGGGCTTTATCACGGTAATGGTCAGCCGCCCAGCCCAGTGCAAGAGCCACTACAAGCATCCCGGTGGTAAAGTAAGTCCGCAGAGTCATGACAGGAACAGCATCTTTTCTGCAGCCCTGCGTTTCACAAGACCCGGCAGTTTTCGCCCACCGGCATTTACCCATTTGCCGAACTCATCAGCCGCTCCGGCATAATCTCTGGCGTTCAGTTTTTGCAGTAGTGTGGATTTGATGAAGTTTCCTGAGCCCAGATTGAAGATGAATGACACCAGCGCGTCGAACTGATTCTGGCTGAGTGAAACATTCACGTCTGCACTAAGGGTCAGTTCCGCAACAAGGCAGTCCTCTTTAAGCCATGCTTCTGCTTGTTCTGCTGTGCAGACATCACCGGTGATGACACCATGAGTGTGGCCGTAGCCGATAGTGAGCACCCCCGCCGGGCAGAGGTAGGCCTTCGTTTTTAATCCCTCAAACTTTTTAATCATGTCGAGACCCCTCTGACTTACTTTCACGCGCTTTTCCTTTCAGCAGATGACCAGCGTTGCCGCGTGCCTGACAGACGGTAACGCACAGCAGGAGGTTTATCAGCACCTCCGTCCAGTCGGTATAAGCATATTCGCCCGTCAGCACCCGGATGGTGACAGAGGCTGTCATGACGGTAAGCAGCCAGGCAAACCAGGCTACACGCCGATTATGCGGTAATTGACCTCGACGGAATGTCAACAGCCGTAAAGCGGTAACACCACAGATGATGGCGTTAGCGTTAAGCAGAAAGGTTTCGTATGTCATCAGCCACCTCCGCGAAAACGTGACAGCAGCGACGGGCCGTCTTTACTGCTGAGTGCCATCAGGATGCGGACCACTGCCGCAGATGCCACCAGTGCACCTATGGGCATATCTACTGCCGTGTTATGTGGGGTTACAGCTTCAATCAGGCTGGCGGTAAAAGGTGCGGCCACCAGGCCTGCTGCAAACGACAGTGCCCCGAGGAACAGACGCCAGCAGAGGCTGAAATCACTGGCGGACGCCACGAATATGGCCGCCCCGGCGAACGCACCGATAACGGTCGGGCCGTCGAGCGGGCCAAACAGACTCACGAGGGTTACGCCGGTTACCGCTGCCGTGGCAACGCCGGTGCCGGTTACGGGCTCGGTCACATTGATCACTCCGGAAAAGAAAAAGCCACGCGCCAGCCGTGCGCAAGGTGCGCGATAAGGTGCTGGTCGTGGCTTTGGTTATGGGAAATACAAAATTACATGACGTACGTCATCAGCCCTTGCTTTGACCTTAATACAATTTCATTTCAGCCCGTTCGTGTTTGGGACACGGACAAACTTCAGTTTAGAGAGATGGCTGATAACTCTCTGATAAAGGAGAATAATTATGGAAGGACTTGATTTCATGAAGCCCTTAAGCTCTCAGCTTGATAAAGTATTGCCTCATCTGGTAGGGCAAAAAGAAGTGCTGGATAATGTTTTGCCTTATTACCTTGCTGTTGCTGCAAAACTCTCTGGCAAAAACACAGATGAAATTTTCGGTTATAACATCAAAGCACTTGAGGCCGTGTTTGGCTCATCAAAAGCCGGTAAAAACCATAAGGAACTTGCCGAATCAGAATATGCGTATCTTGTCCATGCTAAGACTCGGGAAATTTTTGATAAATTACCAGGCAATGATGAGTTGTAACAAAGCAGGATAGACACTGCTTATAATTGAGAGGCAATATCTTTGAGCAACCCGGTTGCTTTAGTAATTGCCTCTTTTTCATAATATGAAAGTGATTCACCATCCACTTTTTCAATACGGCAACTCAGTGTCAGTATTTCACCAAACGCGAAACCCCTATAGCGCAGAGAAACGGTTGCATTAACCGACTGCCCTTCACTTCTTAAACAGGCCACAGCTAATTCATAATCTTCACTCACTTCAATTCCTCTCCATTGCGCTGGCCCGCCGCAAGATTACAGGCCAGGCGCTCTAACGCCTGAAGTAATAAATCTGTTTCGCAAGAAAATACACACGATACACATAACACCATTGCAAATCATGTGTGCTGTGTGTATGATTATCACATCAGTTAACGAGACGGAGGAAGATTGAAGAGTTCGGAACTGATAAAGCTGTTAGAGAAAAATGGCTGGCAACTAGACAGAGTGAAAGGAAGTCATCACCAGTTCAGCCACCCGGATTTCACTAACATAGTAACGGTTCCGCACCCTAAGAAAGATTTGAAGACTGGTACAGCTCACCAAATCATGAAGGATGCGAAACTTAAATAATCAGGAGCCGCCCGCAAGGGCGCTCTTTATGCGTGAGGTGAATACATGTTGTATTACGGCGTCGTTGAAATCGACCACGACAAAACAGCCAGCGGTTACTTCCCCGGCATTACCGGCTGTATTTTCGCAGGCGATAATATGCGAGAAGCACTGCAGGATGCAGAGTCGGCGCTTAACGCTCACTTTGAGCTGATGGCCGAAAAGGATCTTTCCATTCCTGAAGCGAATGATATACCCGATATCGATTCAGGTGATTACGGTGAGAGTGGCCTGAAGGTGGTGATGATCTGCGTTGATATCGATATCACCAAATATCTCGGCAAGTCAGAGAGGATCAACATCACCATGCCGCATCTGCTGATTGAGAAGATCGACAGGGCTGTGGGACAGGACTCCCGCTATACCAGCCGAAGCCAGTTTATTGCAGAAGCTGCACGCAAAGAACTGTCTCACCGCTAATCCTCTTTTCCTTCGTCTCGGGCCGCACATAGCGGCCTTTTTTTATTATCCCTGACGCAAACGCGGTAATTTCCTTGCTCGCGAACCACAGGGATAATCTGGTGCAAACTGGTGGTAACGATCCACCCTCTCAACCTCTTCAGGGAAGCGCTAATCCTTCTCGGCTAAGTTTGCATAACTGGCGGGCAAGGCAGGCTTCGAACCCGCGACATCCTGATTACAGGTCAGGCGCTCTGCCATCTGAGCCAAACCGGCGAATTCAGACAATAAAGAGGCCCACCGCGAGGTGAGCCCTGACGTTTTACCGACCCTGACAACTCAGAACTTATTTGCAGCCAGCTCTACCATTATGCGCGCCTTAACGCAATCAACAGCACTTTGTAACCGTGCTATGTCGCCACCGATACTCAGGACAAGCGGGGTGCCGGCGTTGCCTGCGCGGACATAGAGGAAATCATCTGCAATCCACATCTCTACATCAACAGCGATCTGGCTGCCCGAGGATAAGTCGACCACCGTGCCTATCAGAAATTTCAGGCTTCCCTCATCACTCATCAGGAGCTGCTGAGGGTGCTTTTCTTTTGCTGCCATCCCTTCATAAACACGACAGGTTACAACCGCAAAACGGTTACCCCGGCCATCGTTCCAGAACTTATCACTCAAGCCAAGATCCTCGCCGTATAAGTAAAGCAGCTCCTGAGCGCATTTACGCAGGGTGGCCTCCCTGACATTTTTTCTCTGCGCATACTCTTTATACGCGTCCGACATATCGTTATAGGTGATCACTTCATCTCTCCAGGACGGCTTGTGTTGGATTATCATGATTATCACCTTATGAAATTTAATACCTTGCTTCAGGGCAAAGTAATCAGGGGATGGGCACAAAAAAGGCCCACCGAAGTGAGCCCTGACAAAAAAAGTATAGCAATTTATTTACATGTAATCTCAGTAAACGTCTACCTGGCCATTTGCTGGAATTGTTTGCCAATCCCCAACCCAATAATCTTTATGCGTCGAGTTCCATGCAGCGAAATAACTCTTAAATTCTCTGTTGCACTGGTTTTCCAGCCGAAGATACAGCCGAAAAATGCTACTTTGTTCGATATCGCTTTTTTTGATTTCGATTGCCTGACCGAAGGTGGAAATCGCTGCATTGGTTGTAGGCGTTCCCATAGCTGAACCAGGTAAAATTTTTAGACAACTCTCGGCTTCCGTATCTTCAGCAGCTCCTGCCGAGTCCTGTTTACTCACATGAAGAATGTAGCTTCCGGGTTGTGCATCTTCTCTAAAAGTATTGAACTCTATGATGTCGGAGCTGATCGCATAAAATGGCGCAAGCGATATAATTAACGCTGTAAGAAAGGATGCAGTCTGCAAACGCATTTTATCTCCTTATTCAAGATCGAGTGATAACCGCATTTCTTTTGTTCCTTGATGCTACGGTGTCGGGTGCCTCCCGATGAACAAGCCTCAGCCGAAACTTGAACGCATTATTATCCTGCAGGAGTTAAGCTGATGCCCCGCCGCATAGGGGGATTCACCGCAGCGGTGAAATATTAGTACCATTAATAACCGGGCATTTTTAACTCAGATCAACTAAACGCCTTGGCATTGATAAGAATTATTGATTGTTAGCGCATGAGTAATGGTAGTTAGCGGACCGCCGTCAGGGATTTCAACCCCGTCTTCTGGCCGGATGAACCAGCGCTCTGTCCATTAAGCTAACGGCGGATTTGGCCGTTTTATTTTAGCAGTAGATAAGAGCTGCGGTGCCGGCTACAGCCGGAGAGACAGAAAAGTCATTACCCGTCCCGCTTGTTCGACCTCTTGCTCCTTTGACTTAAGCCCACCGCTCAGGTGGATTCACCGCAGCAAAAGAAAGCATATGCCCTGACGCATCAATCAAATTACAACCTGAAGTTTTTATAAAAAAGGCCCACCGCGAAGGTGAGCCTTTGGCTGCTTACAATTGTGACTAAAGGAGTTGCTGCGGTGCCGGGTGCCTCCCGGTAGGTCAGAAAAGCCAGAACCTGACCTGCCCGACACAGGCTATCGCTAAGAGTTATGAGCAACTGGCTTGGCCCCGTCGCATAGAGGGATTCACCGCAGCAGAAAGATGATAATGATTCTCATCTAAACGCTGATGCAACAAGCAGAGCTTACATGCCAGCTCTAATCCATCTCAGGTACGTTAGAATTTTGACAGTGAATAACCTGAAAATTTAAATTTAACAATTTCAGAGCTTGGATCTCCCTGCACATTCAGATAGATTAGGCCGCCGCTCTCGATACTAAGAACTAAAGTCGTATCTTTTGTCTGCTTATTATTTATATGCTCATCATTTACTACCGCGTCTCCACATGCATTCTTCAGGGTTAGCCTGACTGGTGTTCCCGCATCCAGTCCAGTATGGAAATGAACCTCTCCTGCAATAACATTTAAGAAGTTGCTGACGATTTTAGCATCCGTTGGGACCTCATCGGCAAGGGTCAGTTTATAAGCTGCAAGATCCTGACCATCCTCAAAGTTAAAATCGAATATAGCTGTCATCGCTTAATCTCCTTTACAGTGAAATATGACAAAAAATATTCGATTTTTTTCTGAGAAAACGCGACAGACATCTCTCTTTAATGCTCCATAACGAGCGAATACCATCATGTTTAAATGCTATTTATTTTCGCCAGAAACAATTTACTTAGAAGCGAAGAAACGATATGGCAGCATAAAACAGGGATAAAAAATTCTTCATTACAGAAATACAATCATCACCCGCGGGATCCGGCGTCATGGAATGCGATTTTCGGAAGGGCATAAACAGAAAAACCCCGCCTGAGCGAGGTCTTAAATCTTAGTGGGAAGCGATGGTTAGCACACAAAAACCCCATTATTAGAGTCAATCTAGCCAATTCTGCCCACTTTTGCAATCACTATCTTGTCACTCGCATTAATTCACGTTCTGCATAACTCTCTTCGATGTGGCAAGCCTCAACGAGCTGTTCAAAAAGAGGTTTAAAATTACGTTGCCAGGTAGTTTTCGGAATTGCCAGGGCACTGTAAACTTCAGCCTCGCACAGACGTGAATATCCGCGACCGTTGCATTTATCGCAATATTTCATAACCGGTACACCCTGTATCTCGCTGGCTTTACGGTCAAGTACCTTTCCCCGTCCATGACATCGGCAGGAATGACAAACCGAGCCCTTTCCATTGCAGGTTTTACACAGCACGCGCAACTGTTCCCGACGCTCTTCCCACACTTCCCAGTAAGAAGGGAATACCCCTTTAGTCGTTCTCGCCCATTTTGGCGGCTTACCATCAGGATGTGTCACTTTAGTGGTGAATAATTGAGCATTAATAAAGCCTCCTCCATCGCAATCCAGACATGGTTTTCTGCTGGCGGCACTGCGTGAATAGTCTTCAAAAGCATAGCGGCCTATGACATGAAAAAAATGCTCTTGGGAGTCCACGCTCATTTTTTTTACCGCCGGGAGGCTACTGGCTTTATTGCGACAATACTCTGTGAGGTAAGAAATAGATAAATCTGGCCCCATAATGCCAACTTTTGCGAGATAGAGCTCGAGCCCCACTGCTGCTCTGCTCGAGGTCATGCCCAGCGCAGCCATAACCTCGGTAATGCACAATGATTCCCTTGCCGTCGCTGCCGGACTGTCAGAAATCAGCGTAGATTTCGGAGAGAAATATTTCGCTACTGCTTCTAATTTCATTCTTTGTTTCCGCTCAGGAGTTGACTAACCTGCACAAGCAGGCCTTCTTCGGTACCGTAAATCTCCTTCCACATCTTCTGCCCGGCATGAATGGCCACGCCGTATCCGCCGGTGCGGTGATGGGGAGGACAAAGAGGAATTGTGCGGTAGTGGCTTGCTCGCTGACCCGTTCCGCAGCCAGCGCGCAGGTGGTGGACTTCGGCAGGGCTGAAGACGTCAAACTGTTGCCGGCAGACGATGCAGCCGAGGTCGGCTACGCGCTGCAGGTGATTAC